GGCTAAGGTAAAACCCGTGGGGCCTGCTTCATAAACCAAAAGGTCGATAGTTTCTGCGAAACGCAGAATGGCCGTAAAAGTAGCTTTGGCATCGGCTGGGCAGACAAAGCTTTTGCTCAGCCCGTCAGAACGCAACACTGTAACAGCATTGGTGTTTTTATGTGCATCAATGCCCACAACACATGAAGTTCCCTCTTGCGCCTTACCGATGATTTTTGCTACCTTATTCATGTTGGTCTCCTTCGCCACGAAGAGCAGTTATTGCTGCGTTAGTAACACTGTTGGTATATTGCACCAACTTGTGGGTGGGAGGCCAACATTTTATTTGACGGCGGCGGATGCGCGTGGGAGAGTGGGGAAAGCTTGAGGCAGAATGAAGGAGAGGCAGGGGGCGCAGACTCCTTTTGTAGCCCCATAGACCCGCAGTCCTCAAAATCATTAAACAAAGAAACGGCTTGCGGGGAATGGTGCGGGACACAACAAAAAAGGGCTTACTGAAAAATCTTCAGTAAGCCCTTGAAATATCTGGTCGGAGCGACATGATTCGAACATGCGACATCCTGCTCCCAAAGAAGAATTGCGGCATGTATGTGCCTTGTGCCACAACGCATTTAAGCACACAGGGCATACAAAAAGCGCTGAAAATAGCCAGTTTTGAAGTAAAGTGTATGCCCTAAAGTATGCCCTAGGAGATGTCCCGCTGTTTGTCTAGGGCACGGCGCATTTCCCCTTGCAACAGGTGGTAATAGTGGTCCTGGGTGGTGCTGATTTGCGAATGCCCCAGCAATTTGGAAACGGCGGCTAAATCGGCACCATCGGCAAGTAAAGTTGAAGCAAATAAGTGCCTTATGTCATACATTGTCACTGGGTAGCCTATTCCGGCTTTCTGCACTGCTGTTTTCAGGGACCGGGCTAAGCACCCTACCCTTTGCCCCTTGTATTCCACCACGTAACCGCTTTGCGCGTCCTTGCGCACTTCTTGCAGCCTTGCGGCAAACTCCGGGGTTAGGGGCAAATAGCGTGCAGATTGATGCGTTTTTGTGCCTGGAACGTAAACCATCAGGTTTGAAAAATCGATATCCACCCAGCGCAGCGCAAATAATTCTGTTTTGCCTGGGCGGGTGCCCAGTGCCCATTCCACCTCTAGCGCCCAGGCCAAATGTGGGGGGGCCTGATTTAAAATTTTGCGTAAATCTTCAACAGTAAGAATAAGATGTTTCTTTTTTTCTTTCGTTTTTTTCCACTTCTGCAAGGGCTGGTTGTTAGTCAACCCGTGCGCTACCCCAAAACGGAACACAGCACGCAAATACCCAATATAGCGTTGCCGCGTGGGCAAACTTTTGTCCCCCCAAAGCCTGTTTACCACTGCCATAATATCAACATAGCCAATGGTATCAACAGGCATGTGGGCAAGCAACGGTAGCACCTGTTCATTTAACAACGCTTCCATTTCTTTCAGCCACCGGGCACTTGCCCCGGCCATTTTCCTATCAGTCAAATATGCCTGGGCTATAGCATCCAGGTAAACCACGTCTGCCTTGCGCGTTTGTTCAATGCGCTTGCCCTTGGCTTTTTCGTTTTTTACTTCCGAATCCCGCAACCTTGCCGCCGCTTCCCCTTGGGGACCAACGCCAAAGTATTCCCGGCGAAGTTTATCCTCACCGGGAACCCTGTACTGCACAAACCAAGTCCCATTTTTTTTGCTATGTATGCTCATTTTATACTTTTACCGGGGTGAAGTCCCCCGGCAGCCGCACCCCGGCAACTTTGCGTTGCTTGCTGAAGGCTTGCGGGTTTTCCATCCATGCGTCCAGGTCCACTTTGCGGAACCTGTTGCCACGCGGCCCGTACCGGGGCACCGCTCCACCGCGCACATGGGCACGAAAAGTGCTGGGCTTATAGCCCAGGTATTGGGCCGCATCCGTTGCAGAAAGATATTCGCCTACCATAAGCACCTCCTGGACCTATGGTAGGACACTGTGTCCTATTTAGCAAGCATAAAGTAGGACGCTGTATCCTACTGCTTGACCCCTACAACGTCCTCTTGCAACACCCTTTGCCCCACCTGCCACACAAAAGAAGGGTAATCTATGCCCAAAAGTGTGGCCATGGCATACGACTCTGCGAAGGAAATTTTGCGGGGGTTCTTCACATCCCGGCACTTGCGCCAAAGCCTCTCCCCGCTTACTTCCCCAAACACTTTTCTGCCAAAATTAGAATGGGTAAGCCCAGACTTTTCCACTCTTTCGTCCACTGCCAGAATAAACTGCCGTTCAAATTCCTGTGCATTTTTCATCATTGCAGTATACAGGACAGCGTGTCCTGCCGCATCAGGATAATTTGTGCTTGACAAGGTAGGACACTGTGTCCTACCTTGCCTCCATGAAGAACGCAACATTTCACCACCTCCGGTTTCTATTGGCCCGCCACAAAACCTACAAGGTAGTGGCTAATCGTCTTGGAACAACCCAACGCACCTTGCACCGCATACGCAGTGGAAAAACCACAATTGCATTGGCGCACAGCATAAATACCGTGGGAAAATGGGAGTTTCTGCGGGCATTGCTGGCTGAATTGCGGAAATCAGGCGATTTGGGGCCGCAAGCTATAAGCTTAGCGGCGAAAAAAATCAAATGCAAAAACAGCGTAACAAAAAAGGACACAGTGTCCTAGCAGGGTGAGGAACCCAAAGGAAACCACACCATGCTTATTGCCAACCTGACTTTACCGAAGGAATTGTTCGAGCAGCTTGCCACCATGCAGCCGTATGAAGCTTTTAAAATGGCCATTGAAATGTCCTCCTTAAAGCCCATGGAAGCACGCCGCGCCCTTGGGTGGTCCGAAAGTTTCTGGTACCGGGTTATGAATGATGAAAAATTCTATCCTTCAGTAATGGACATTCCCCACTTTTGTAACGTGGTGGGCAACCCCATTGTTATATTTTGGCAGGCAGCACAACTGCAAGAAGCCACCCCACAGCCAACAGACGATGCCTGCCGTTTCCTGACAAAAGAACTAATGGATATTACCCACCGCCTGGGGGAACTGGCCGCATCCGTAAGCGCTACAGTAGAAGACAACAAAGTTGAATTGCACGAATACAAGGACGTTTCCAAAAAGCTGGGTACCCTTATGGGGGAATGCTTCTCTTTAAGCCAAGCTGTAACCGTAAAAATACAAGAATTAAGCCATGCTGACTAACACCGACATTATACAAGCGCTGTTAGCACACCCGTATGGCTTGCAGGAAGCGGGCAGCTATTTGCGCAAAGGCAAGTGCCCCAATTGCGGGGAACACACCCTGTATATTGGGAAGAATCAGCCCTTTATTATCCGCTGTGAACGCCTGAACAACTGCGGTTTTGAAGAAAATGTGCGCGAAGCCCTGCCCGAACTGTACACCGACATTGCCAAGCGGTTCCCGGCTACGCCGGAAGAAAGGGACCGCACAGCTAATGCCTATATGGGCATAAACCGTGGCTTTGATATTTCAAAAATGCGGGGATGGTACGTGCAAGGCACGTTCCCACATAATGGGAAAAGCATTCCCACCGTGCGGTTTTACCTAGACGAAGCAAAAACCCGTTGGTGGGAAAGACTGATTGATGTAACGGGCAAGGAAGGCCTGCGCAAAGGGCACTTTGGGGGCAAGAAAAAAGCCGACGGTACTTTTTTTCAGGGAGATGTGTGGGTACCCCCCGGCTTTACCCTGGAAAAAGGCGAAACATGCATGCTGGTGGAAGGCATTTTCCATGCCAACGCACTGAACCTTAGCGGGATAAAAGCCGCTGCGGGTATGTCTGCCAACCACTTCCCCCTTGCCTTTATTAAGTCCCACGCGAAAAAAGACATACGCTGGCACATAGGCCTGGACAACGATACCGCCGGGCTCACCTGGATAAAAAAACACCATGCCAGCCTGAAGGCGTTGGGGGAACTGGCTTCCTGTGTGCTGCCACCCGCCGGGCAAGACTGGGACGATTTGTACCGGGCCGGGCAACTGACCCCGGAAAAAATGGAACGCTGGCAGTATTATGGCCGTTTGTTCCTGGCTGAAAGCGTGGAACAAAAAGCCTTTTATATGTACCGCCGGAACACCACCAGAAGCCATTGGCTACTGGACTTTGAAAACGGCCTTTACAACGTAAACATTCCAATGGCCTTTGAAACGGAACTGCACAAGGCAGTTTTTGGCACAGAAGAAACAGACGAAGACGATGCCAAAACAGACAAAAAAGGCAAGGGGAAAAAGGGCAGGAAAGGGGCAGCAGAAGCCCCACAACAGGAAGAACAACCACAGGCAGCAGCCGCCCAGCCTGCACAGGTAACATTGCCCCCCACCACCGGGGAAACCCAGGCAGCAGCGGCAGCCCAAGAAGGGGCAACACCAGAAGCCACCCCCCAGGAACCCACAAAGCACACGGGGGTTGGCCCCATTGAAGTGTACCTGCATAGCCAGCAGGGGGAAGACTTGTTTTGCAAACACGCAAACGTGGAACAGGTTTCCAACGTGTGCCCGCAGTTCCAATATTTCGAATACAACGAACTACTGGAAACCCAAAGCTATGTATTTTCAGTTGAATATGCCAATGGACAGGCCGGGCACCTAATTTCTATGGAAGGCACAGCCCTTACCAGCCCGGATTCCTTCCACAAGGCGCTGTTAAACCGCAGCCGTGGGGGGACCTTTGACGGCGACATGAAAACCCTGAAAAAACTGAGGGATAAATGGCTTAACAACAAAATGTTTACCGTGGCTGCCGTGCCCTATGTGGGGTACGACAGGAACGTAAAAGCCTACCTGTTTCAAGATGCGGCTTGGCATAATGGCAAGAAGATACCCGCCAATAAACACGGGTATTTCACCATTAACAAGCAGGGCATTAAAAGCGGATTGGCTGGAATTAGAATCAACACAAAAGGCCAATTTTCCCCGGATTGGCTGGAAAACTTTGCCAAAGCCTTCCACTTTCAAGGTATGGCCACGCTTGCCTTTTGGATGGGTGCCCTGTTTGTGCAGCAAATACGGGAACGGCAAAAATCATTCCCGTTCCTAGAACTTACCGGGGAGCCGGGGGCAGGGAAAAGCACCATCCTCGAATTTTTGTGGAAGTGCGTGGGGCGGGACGATTACGAAGGCTTTGACATGCTGAAAAGCTCCAAAGCCGGGGGGCGGCGTGCCTTTTCCCAAGTTTCTAACCTGCCCATTGTTATTCTGGAAAGTGACCGGGACGCGGGAGAACGCAGTGGCGCACGGGCAACACAGTTCAATTTCGACGAAGTAAAGCCTTTTTTTAACGGACGGGGCACAGGCACCCTGGGCGTTGCCAAGCGGGGCAACGACACGGACGAAAGCTTTTTTCAAGGGGCATTACTGATTAGCCAGAACGCAGAAGTGGACGGCAGCACACCCCTGCTGGAAAGAATAGTCCACTGCCATGCCGACAAAAAACACCACAAGTTGGAAACGCGGGAAGTTGCCCGCTGGTTTGGCGCACAAACCAGCGACACCGTAGGCGGTTTTTTGGGCGCAGCGTTAAGCAAAGAAAGGGAAATTCTGGCAGCCTATGAACAGGCTTTTCCCCATTGGGAAACATATTACACCAATTCCAGCCTAACCAACGGGCGCATTATCCTTAACCATGCCCAAATAGCCGCCTGCGCCAGCGCCTTGCGGGTGCTGTTCCCTGCCATGAAGGAAAAAACGGTGGAAGGGCTGGGGGAATACTTACTGGCCCGCGCCTACACACGGGAAGAACGCCTAAAAACTGACCACCCCTTGCTGGAACAGTTTTGGGCAGACGTGGAATTTATCAACATGCAAATGCGCCGCATAGACCACGTTCAGCATGAATGGCTAAACCACAGCAAGGAAGAAGGGAAAATAGCCATAAACCTGAACCAATTCCGAGAAAAAGCACAGGGTTACGGGCAACAGCCCATTGACATGGCACTGCTAAAGAAACTGCTGCCAACAGGCAAGCGCCACAAATTTATTGAAGCCAACAAAACAGTAAATTCCCGGCAAACGGACGTTGGTTCAATCAAATGCTGGATTTTCCAGAAGTAGGAGGGGGGGGGAATGGAAACAACACGCCCTGTACTGCGATACCACGGTGGCAAGTGGCGCTTGGCCCCCTGGATAATCAGCCACTTTCCCCAGCACATTGCCTATGTGGAGCCTTTTGGTGGTGCTGCCTCTGTGTTGCTGCGGAAACAACGGCTGAAGACAGAAATATGGAACGACTTGGACGGCGAACTGTACGACCTTTTTGCTCTGCTACGCAACAAGGCACAAAGCAAGGAGCTTGTGCGCCTGTTGGAACTTACCCCTTTTTCCCGTGCAGATTTTACGGAAGCATTCCAACCCACAGAAAGACCCATGGAAAAAGCGCGGAGGCTTATTATCCGCTCGTTTTTCGGGTTTTCTAGTAAGGCCTCATTGTCTGAGAAGCAAAACGGCTTCCGTTGTTTCCGCTACACGGAAAACAGCCCTGCCGTGGATTGGGCAGGCTACCCCATAGCATTGCAACTGATAGTGGAACGCATGCGTGGGGTGGTGATTGAAAATGAACCAGCCCTTGAAGTGGTGCGGCGCTATGACCGACCCGGCACCCTGTTTTATGTGGACCCGCCATACCTGCATAGCGTGCGGAACGTGAAGCAGGGGGCATACCGGCATGAGATGACCGACAGCGACCACGCGGCCCTGGCTGAGGCGCTTGGGGCCATACAGGGAATGGCAGTGGTGAGCGGATACGATACCCCTTTGTATGGGGAGTTGTACGCGGGGTGGCGCAAGGTTTCTACACGGGCCTATGCAGATATGAACAGCCCACGCACAGAATGCCTGTGGCTTTCCCCTTTGGCAGAAAAAAACAGGCAAAATACACTGTTAACGACATAACACCAAGGAGGCCACACCATGCCCCACAACAACCATAAACAACCACCACACACAATAGACGCACAATACGAAGTGGAAGTGCGCGTAATCGGCAAAAAAAAGCTGACAGTTTTTGCCAACACCCAGCAGGAAGCCATAAACAAGGGCCTTTCGGTAATGCAAAGCTTTGCCCTGGAAGGGTGCAAGCCTGAAAAAATAGAAGAATGGCGCTGGGAGAAACCGGAAGCCCTGGCCCAAAAAGCAAAATAAAACGGAGGCAGCAACAATGCATTTTTATGTAGCTTCAAGTTTCAAAAATTTACCCCAGGTGCAGGCCTTGCAAAAAGCGTTGCTGGCACGGGGGCACACGGTAGCTGATTGGGGCGCACTGGCACCGCCCATTCCCGCCACTGCCAGCCCTGAAGAACGCAAGCGCCTGCTGGATACGGACGAGCGCGGCACCATTTTCCGATTCTGCGCGTCCCACGTGGGGTACGCAGACCGGGTAATTTACCTGGGGCCAAGCGGGCAGGATGCAGGCGTGGAAGTGGGCATGGCCTATTCCCACAACATACCCGTGTGGGGGGTTGCCGGGCCGGATGAACGCCCAGGGCTGATGCTGCATGGCGCCGTGCAAGATTGGTTTGAAACAACGGAAGCATTACTGGAAGAACTGGACAGAACAGCGGAGGCATACGCAGCATGAACACCAATACATACAAAACCACCACCCAAACCGTAACACTGGTGCTGGGGCTGCCCGGCGCTGGCAAAAGCACTTACGTGGCGTGGGAACGCGCCAAAGGGAAACTGCCCGGCACCCTGCTGCGATTTGACGCACTGCGCAAAGCCATGGGGCATGAATACCACCCAGGGCTGGAACCAATGGTAAACGCCGTGGCCTGCGTAATGCTGCGCACGGCCCTGTTGCAAGGGGAAAGCGTGGTGGTGGATGAAAGCATAACCACCCTGCACGTTGCCCAGGAACTGGTTGCAGCCGCCAAGGAAAACAATGCCCAGGTGCATATGCTGTTTTTAACAACGCCGCTGGAAACGTGCATGGCCAACCGCATTCCCAATGGGTTCCCCCTGGCAGACTTCCAACGCAAGCTGCGGGAATGGGACGTGGACGGGCAACGGATTTTAGCACTGGCAGATATGGTAGAGATGCAGGAACAACAGGGGGCCGCATGAACTTGTACCACATCATTAATAAGCAAAGCGCTGTGATAGTGGCGCAGCGTAAAGAATTAAAGACCCTGGAAATGGCCCTGGAAAACAGCCGCAAAAGCTTGGCAGCAGGCGGGCCAGCCCTGCACAAAGCACGGGAAGCCCGGAAACAAGCAGAAAAAGACCTGGATGCAATGGCTGAACCTTTTAGCATGCACGTGCCAGAAATGACTACCAAGGAAGATTTCAGCACGTTTTTTGGGCAAACTCCACATAAAGGCAAAAAAACACAGCAGCCCAATGCCTAAAGCCTACTACAACGAAATAGACCCCCATGCAGCTGCGTGGCTGCGCGAACTTATCAAGGCCGGGCACATTGCACCGGGGGAAGTGGACGAAAGGAGCATAGAAGATGTTGTACCAACTGACCTTGCCGGGTATACCCAGTGCCACTTTTTTGCCGGAATTGGCGTGTGGTCCTACGCTTTGCGCCAAGCCGGATGGCCAGACAGCAGAGCCGTGTGGACAGGTTCTTGCCCTTGCCAGCCTTTCAGCGCGGCAGGCAAAGGAGCAGGGTTTGCTGACGAGCGGCACTTGTGGCCCGCGTTCTTCCACCTCATTAGCCAGTGTAAGCCTAGCACGGTTTTTGGCGAACAAGTTGGCTCAAAAGACGGACTTGCTTGGCTCGACCTTGTTCACTCTGACTTGGAAGGAACAGGTTACACCTGCGGGTCGAGTAATACCCCTGCTGCGGGCTTCGGTGCCCCGCACATCAGGCAAAGGTTATATTTCTGCGCTACCAACCCCCACCAGAAGAGACTACCGGGGGCACGCCAGCCTGGATTTTATAAACAAACGCAAGAAACACCCGCGTGGAGTGAACTTAGCAGAATACATGCAACGCAGTCTTGGGGCACGTGGGTATCTGAATCCGGACTTGGTGCGCTTATTGATGGGGCTGCCGCCAGAGTGGTGCGACTGCGCGGTTATGGCAATGCAATTGTTGCCCCGCAAGCGCAAGCGTTCATTTAAACAGTAATGGAAATTCTACCCAACTAACCCCTACCCACACCAACCCAAAACCACCAGGAAAACACTATGAATGCTGAACAAACCATGTTGCAAAAATTTTCCCGCATTTTGTATGAATTGAACACATCCATACGCCATACTATTTGCCTACGGTTATTGAATGATGATGGGGGTTCTTCATTGGAAACCCTAGAAGAACTGCTGGAAGACACCCCCCTTGCAGAAATTGCCACCCTGTTTGGCATTGAAGAAGATTACCTGGATGAAAACGGGGGCGCTGCCCCTGTTATAGTGGACCAAAAACGCGGATGGGTAGTGTATGCCCTAGTGGGCAAACCCATGGAAAGTACATTTACAGAAGAAGGACAAGTAATATCTTCCTATTACTATGGGTTCAACTTCCCCCGAATGGGCTATGGGGAAACCCTGGAAGAAGCCCTGGGCAAGGTGGTGGCACTCGCACGGGAAAGCCGCTTGGAAGCGTTCAACAAAGCCCGAAAAGAGAAGGGCTTGCCTATTCTTACCGTGGAACAGTGCAAAAGGTGCAATTTTGGCATGGAAGAGGTGGAAGCATGAACACCCCAGCAGAGCGGCCCATATTGTTTTCCGCACCCATGGTGCAGGCCATTATGGCAGGGATAAAAACGCAAACGCGGCGTGTAATTACAAAAAAAACAGTGAGCTGCACCGTTGATGTAGATACCCAGGAAGTGAAGCAAAGCCATGGGCCAAAATGCAAAGGTGGATCTGATTGTGGTTGCCCTGCTTCCCCCTACGGAAAAGTGGGAGAGTTGTTATGGGTACGGGAAACGTGGGCCACTTCACAGTATTGCGACAAGAAAAAACCTTCCATGCTGGAAACACCGGGGAATGGCTACGGCTGGCCAGTGTGGTACGCTGCGGATAATTCTGTATGGTGGCGCGGGGCTTCAAAGGGGGGGCCGGCCTTTACCACCCGTGGCAAGTGGCGTCCTTCCATTTTCATGCCCCGCTGGGGCAGCCGAATTACCCTGGCCATTGCAAGCGTGCGCGTGGAGCGCCTGCACAGCATTACGGAAGAAGATGCCATGGCAGAAGGGGTGGAACGCGCCACGCTGCCTTCAGGCAACACAGTGTACCGCAATTACATGGTGGAAAACAACAACAGCGGCCCAGTGGTAATGCCCACTATAATTTGCAGAACGGCAGTGGATTCCTACCAAACCCTGTGGCAAAAGCTACACGGCCCAGGAGCATGGGAAGCCAACCCGTGGGTGTGGGCCGTAACATTTACCGTAAGCGCCATGCAGTGCTGCAAAAAGGAATAACCCCCTCCCCTCCCACTTCCCCCGTGCCGGCACGCACAGGGGAAGCATGGAGCGGGGGAAGCGATTGGCGCAACGGGCGTTGTTGCTTAGGCCCGGCCCCCAGCCCGAAGAAAGCCCCCATGTGGGGGCTTTTTGTTTTGTTGGTAGCACAAAGGGCTATGGGTTCACCAAAATCAGTTTAAAGGGGTACTGTGCGCCCCGGAATATGTATGTGCCTTCCCATTTCCCTGGGGCTTTTTGCGTGGCCTTGGCCAGCCAGGGTTCCAGCCTTGGCACTTCTGTTATGGGTTGTGCCATGGGCACGGCCATGGCTTCCCCCATAAAGTCTAGGGTGGTGCCGTCATCGGCATAGTTTCCGCGCGGCCCCATTTCCACCCCTATGTCGTGGGCCTGGGCAAAACCGTGGAAAGTGCCGTCATCTTCACAGCACAGCATACCGCATTCTTCCCCTAACTGGCCTTCAGGCAACAGCAGCATAAACAAACGTGTCATGGTTCCCCCTGGTTGTTCCGTTGGCCCCAGCATACCACGCGCCAGTCCCCCACACAACACGCAAGGGGAAAGTGCCTCACCCTTCCCAATTTATAGCCAGAACATTGCAACACAGTGCCTTTTTACGCGCATGTGTGTGCGTGTGCGTGTGTGTGCAAAAAAACAGTTTCCCAAACAAAGGGGGGGTGTTAAAAGTAGTAATTAAGGTAACCGCCTTTGCAAAACAGGCAAAAAGGTATTGGGGCACAAGGGGTAAAACGGTTTTATAAAAGGTAATTTTTAGGTAACTAAGAAGTAATTAAATTACCTAAAAAAATTACTTTTCCCTAAATTGTAACTACCTTGTTTTATTGCTGATTACTTTTTGGGTTACCTCAAGTTACCTAAAAGTTACCTTTTCCCTTTGCCCCTTTTTCCTTACGGCCCGTTGGGCTGCGTGGCTGTGCTGGCGGGGGTGGTTACCTAAATTACCACTTGCGCAGACACCCCCCAGAACTGGGGTGAAAAGTTGCAAAAAACGGGACTATAGGACAAACTGTCCACACTACCACATAAAAACAATGGAGGAACGTGTATGGCTATGGTCCCGTGCCCGGAATGTAAGAACACAATTTCAAATAAGGCAAAGGCCTGCCCACAATGCGGGTTTGATATGGCCAAGCACATAAAGGCCAAAAATGCCCGTGGTGGCTGCCTTCTGGTTATTGTGCTGGTGGTGCTTGCTGTGTTGCTTATTGACAAAAAAACCAACATCCACCCCGCAGAAGATGCCGTGTATGCCACCCTTGAAAAGGGCCAAAGTATTGGCAAAACGGACCTTGGCGCATTGTTTGGGGGCATGGCTGTGGTGGCTGAAAACGGCGTGTGGTGGGTGAAAGACGGCACCGTTTTTGCTGTGAACGGCATTGCCAGTAAACTTTCCAAGGGGGTTGCTTCTTCCCCCCCTTCTGTTGACTATGCCGCTGCCAAGGCTGCCGTGGCAGGCACCCCGCCAGCCATGCCGCCGCACTTGCCCATTGCCTGGAATGCCGTGGGGCCAGCTTTGAAAAAAGCATTGGCAGAAGCCAAAATGCCGTTACAAGAAACCAGCTACATAATGTGGCAAGTGCCTGTAAAGTCGTTAGAAACACTTAGCCCCACCATTGAATTGCAGGAAACAGGTGGCTTTGTTACGCAACTTATGGCGTATGGGGAAATAGGGAAAGGGGAAGCCTTTAACCGCCCGGCCTTGGCTGCCCTTATGGCCACAATGGTGGTAGCTGTTCCCAGCCAAGAAGAAGTTATGCCCCTGTTTGAACAACTTATGGGCGGGCTAACAAAAGAAAACAATACGGTAACCGTTGTGGCCCAAGGGATGCAATTCACCTTGGAAAAAGCCAAAACAGACAAAAACAAAGTATATCTAACGCTTACCATTGTGCCACAACCAAAATAATCCACTACCACACCACGCTTGACAAACCCCCCAAAAGCGGTCATGCTGTCCACATATGGTGCTTGAAAACACCTAGGAGCGGACAGCCGCTTACCCGTCAGCGTGGCTCATTATGCCTAGCTTTAGGCATTTTTTTATGCACGTTGTGCCGGGTGTGGCGAAATGTCCAGGGCTTGCGCCTAAATACGCCAGCAGCGCTCCTAGCTGTTTTCAACACCCGGTACTTTTTATTGTGAAAAGTGCCTGTGAACCTTGAAAAGTTCTAGGAGTTCCCACCATGCACGTTTGTGCCCCTGCCCCCGTGCGCCCTGTTGCGCCTTCCCCCCTTCCTTCTGCCCCTTCCTTACCTGCCCTGCCCTTGGGGTTTGTTCAGCTTGCCATGCGTTTGCAGGGCAAGCCTTTTGGCGTTGTTGGGCCTGCCCTGGCAGCCTTTGTGCAGCAACACAAGGGGGGCCACCATGCCTAATGCCCTTACCCCCTTTGCATTTGAAGAAGCCCTGGTACGCGCCACACTGGATGATGCAGGCAACCCGTGGTTTATTGCCAAAGACGTGTGCAATGTGCTTGGCTTGGGCAATTCACGCCAAGCTTTAGCCACTTTACTTGATGAAGAGGAAAAGGGTGTCATTAGTAGTGACACCCTTGGTGGTGCCCAGGAAATGGCTACCATTTCCGAATCCGGCTTGTATGCCCTGGTGTTCCGTTCCCGCAAACCAGCGGCCCGCGCCTTCCGCAAATGGGTTACTGCTGTGGTGCTGCCCAGCTTGCGCCGTACCGGGGTTTTTGCCATGCCGGGTGCCGAACATACCGAAAACCCCGCAAACGGCCCACAGCCCTTGCCCCTGCCCCCACAGGCCCAGCTTGAAGGCATGCCCAAGTATGCCCGGCAACAGTGCATAGACGCCCTGTGCCGCATGGGCGTGGCCCACAAGGAACATGCCCCCACCATGGCAGCCACGGTGCTGGCCCTGGCCGCCACGGCCCCGCCGGAACCGGAACCCGAACCCGTGCCGGAACCCGCAGCCCTGCAACGCTTTTGGCAAGTGTGGGAAGCTATGGAAGCCAAGGGAATGCCGGTGAACCACACAGCAACCCCCGGCCTTGTGGCCTTGCACCTGCCCACGGTGTTGCCCCTGGCTGCCCAGCACGCCCCCAGCGTGCCCCCTGGCACCCCGCTAACCCTTTTTGGCCTGCGCCGCCAGTTTGGGCTGGGCTTGCGGTACCCACTGCTTGCCCGCAACCGGGGCGTGAACAGCCACCACACCACCAAGCTTGTGAAATGCTGGATTTTCCGGCATGCGCGTGTGGGCTTTCCCCCTGCACCGCAATAGGGGTATCTCCCTTTTTCTAGCCCCAGCAAGCGGAAAAGGGGGGTATATAAATTTGAGTGGAATAATACGGGTTATATGAAATAAAAAAATATTCCCTTATTTTTCAAGGTGTGGCAATATAATACTAAAGTTTTAGGTATAGAATAACGGGAAGGCGAATTAGTCCGCTAATTCAGAAGTTACGTACGTTTTTCCCCCTTCCCCAAACGCAGGGTGGCAGCCCTGCAAAGGTATGGTTTTTTCTATGTGTGGACATGGTACTACCCCCCAAGCCCCTGACCCTGCCCAAAACAACGCCATTGCCACGGCCCCCCAGCCCCTTGGCATGGACCCCATTTCCCGGCTGTATGACAATGTAACAGGGCTTGAAGCCTTGGCAGCAACAATGCAAGAAGCCTTGCCGGGCCTGGCCTTTATTTTGGGCTTGATTACCGCAGATGTAAAAAAATGTGTGTGTTGTTTGGATGATGCGGGGGTTTTGCCCCCGGAAGCCTGTTCTTAACGAATCCTTTTTCCCACCCCCTTGCCTAGCTAAAAAAAGAAGCGCCGTTATGTTACGGCGCTTTATTGTATTTAGGCCATGCCCTTTACACCCCTAGCAGGCTTTGCACTTGCCCACGGCTTGCCCCGCACCCTTCAAGCCGTGCCTGCACGGCCTGGGGCAGGTCCAGGGAGCTGGGGGAAATGGTGTGGCTAAAAGTCAACTCTGCCACAAAAGTATGCCCACAGTGCGGGTTAGTGCAGCTACAGTATAAGTGCCGCACCTGTATGCTAATTTTTTTGCTTGTGGCAATAATGGCTTTGGTTCCGCACCTATCACAATACACACGCATTCTGCACCACCCATGCTTGTAAATATTTAGGAAACGCGCAGTTATTTCGTTTGGCAAGGCACAAGTTTTTTTTGAAGCAGGAGTGGACTCTTCCTTCCTCGACTGTTTCAAAAAAAGCGAAGTAACGCCGCCAAACGGAATAAATCAGCGTTTTCCAAAAACAGGCTCCTTTTTAGCACACTGTTTATAAAATGCAACGTGGGTGCAGTGTTTACGGTTTTTGCGGCCTTTACTCCTTGGGCTTGCCCCCCGCACCCCCCGGCCCCCCTGGCAGGGTATCAGGCTTAAAGGAAATTCCTTTGCCCTTGGGTAAAAAGTCGTTTATTTCCAGCAAATAGTCGCGTATGGGGTCAATTTCGTTTTTCTGGTACACAGAGTCCACTTTGGTAATGTCCCCCAGCCCCCCGGCTGCCGTGGGAATAATGTTGGCCATGGCCGGCGGTATACGGTGGGCGGCTATAATGTCGTCCCGGCTTATGTTTTTTATCTGTGTTAATTCGTCCCGTGTGGAAAAGTCCCCCACTGGCAGAATTTGCACGTCTTTTTCCCTGCCGTTGGGTATGTGCAGAAACATATTTTTAAAGTTGCCCACGCCCTTGCTGCCATGCACTGCTTTTTTAATGGCCGCTTGGTCATTCATACTCAGCCCCGCGCTGGAACTGTAAAAAATGTACCCCATGTGGGCACCGTTTTTGTAGTAGCGCCGCCTAAATAAGGTGGCATCTTCATTCAGCAACATGCTTTGTATTGCCCCAAGGTAGCTTGGCATGCCGTAAATTTCTTGGGTAACGTCATAATTTTTCAGGTGCAGCACTTCACCCGGCATAAAATCAATTATTTCCCCCTTTTCCGTAAGCTGGCAGCAGCGGTTTGCTTCCTTGTGCCTGCGCATGTTTATGGCGGGCAAGTGGCGCAAGGCTACCACTTCCCCAAAGCCGTTGCGCAGTACCTGGGCATAGGCGTTGGCAAAAACAAGAAAATCCATTGCCATGCACCGCATTGTGTTGCGGTTTACCACCGTGCTGCCCGCAAACCCGCGCATTACCTGGTTCATTTTAAATTCCAGAATTGGGCCATGGAAGGCGTTGGCCCGCAAAAGCCGCGCCATGCCCGTAAGCGGTACAGGCGTTTGGTAGTAGCGGCCATTGTCCATTAACGCGCTGCCAAGCCCTTCATACAGTTGCCCGGCCAGAATAGGCTCCGGGTCACCAAAGCTGAAGGCCATAGCTGCGCCGTGTTCCCCGTGGTTGCAGGGGCTTGCCTGTGTGCCTTTCCCCCCACCATATCTCTTTTTTTTCATGTTATTCCTTGTTGTTATCCAAACGCTACGCAAGACTGATTGCCCGAAAATTCCCGGCCCAATGGTTCATACGCCAATGCGTGCATAATGCTCCAGGCGGCATCGGCATGGCCTGTATCTGCCGTGCGGCCCGCTGCATACGTCATGCCCCCGTTGTCTAGCGCTACTTGCCGTATGGTCATAAAGGCATGGGCAATGTCTGTTTCTGCCGCGTCCCATTCCAGCCTGTTCTGTTCCATAACCTCTTTGGCCTTCAGCACCAGCCGTGCCTTATTTTGCACGCTGTAATGCACAGGGGTTGCAATGGGCAAAAAGGTTTTTACGTGTTCATACACGCCAATGCCGGGGCCTGTTGTGTCTATTTCGCAGTGGTCAAACTGGTATTTCTGGGCAATGTTTTTTATCTGTTCCGCTTGCCAAATGTAACTTTTATCCACCCATTTATGGCGCTCAATAACGCGCATTTTTTCATTGCCCAGGGGGGGCAGAATTATCACAAAACTGGCATCGTCCCGCGTGCGGCTGGGGTCATACCCTGCCCACACCCCACGGTTGCCCACGGGCCGGGGGGCGGCAAGGTTTATGCCTTCCCAGTCGGCTTTATCGCCCATGCAGTTTTCCAGCAGTTGCAGGGCAAAAACGGCCTGGGTATCGTCTAAAAATTCACAGTCAAACAACTGGGCATACTGCTGTTTGGTGTATTCAATTTTCAATTCTTCCAGGTCGAATAAATCACACCCCCCCCGCACGGCATCGTCCAGGGTGACTATTTGCCGGAAAACCCTGTCCGGGCACAGCAGGCCACCCCGCATGGCCGCAATGGTGGGCCAGTTTTTTTGTTTGGCAAAGCGTTTTTGCCATTCCTCCCCGCTCCATTTTGGGTACGCTTGGTGGGTTATGCAACTGGGGGTGGAAAACAGCGTGCGCCGCCATTTTTTGTGGGCGCTCATGGCGCTGGCTACATCGTAAAGCGCCTTGAATTTTGGAATCCAGAAAAATTCGTCAATGTAGACGTGCCCGTGGTAGCCCTGGGCGCTACGGCTGGACGTAGACAAAAAGTGCAGTTCTGCCTTGCCTGTTGCCCCCTTGCCCGTGTGTAGCACCATGGGGTTGCCGGAAAGGGTAATGTCAAACGCTTCCCCGGCCAGTTGTATAATGTACTGCCGGAAAATTTGTGCCTGGGCCTTGGTGGCGCTTAAAAATATCTGGTTGTCCCCTGTTAGGCAGGCATTTTCAAACGCTTCCTGGGCAAAGTACCACGTGGCCCCAATTTGCCGCGCTTTCAAAAACATCCTGTTGCGGTACTGCATGGCAGCCTGGAACTGCCGCTGGTATTCAAAGTACCGCTGGTGGAACTTTTCTTGGAACAGGGCCGGGGTGAGGTGGGAAACATCGTTTTTAATTTTTGGCCCACGCTTTGGCCGGGGTTTTTCCCCCTGGCCATTGCCCTGGCCTTGCCCGTTTCCTTCCCACACTCCCCCCCGTGCCCCTTCATCCTGCCCGCCTGCCTGCTGCCCCCCCTGCTGCACGGATTGTTGCGCAGCTCGCAAGCGCAAGGCTTGCAGGCGTTCCAGCGAGCCCAAAAGCTGGTCCACTTCCTTCATTTCTGCCGGTGTTTTGTTGTCCCGCTCCACAAGCAAAGTAAGCCGCCGGGCCACGGCCTGTTCAGGGCTTTCGTGCGTTAGCAGCGCGTCCCATTCTTCCGTAGCAGCCCAGTGGTACACCGTGCGTTTGGGTACGTTCAGGCATTCCGCAATTTCCTGCACGGTATAGCGCCGCAAGTACAAACTGCGGGCGGCTTGGCGCATTTCTTCCGGGTACTGGCGGGGCTTTGCCCCTTCTTTTTGGGGCGCAGGTAGGGCGCTGGCCCCTACATTTTCCAAGGTTTTGCTGGTTTCCATATTGTGGCTTTACCATGCACACCAACAATATACAGCCTAAAACGTTTCTGTTTATGCAATCTAGAACCGGAATCATTTGTCCTACTTGGCGTAATGCAGTAAACGTAATCCCATGAACACCACACAACACTATGCAGCCCCTGCCAAAGGCCAAAACACTGCCCACAACCCCGTGTTGCAAACCGCGTTTGTAAAAATTGGGCAAAGCGGCCCCACGGTGGATGGGCGGGACATAAAACCAGAATGGTTGTTGGAAGCTGCCGCCAGCTACCAGCAGGAAACGTACACGGCCCTTATTTGGCCGGAACATGACAGATGGGGCAACAACTACGGCAAGGTTTTAGGGGTTGAAGCCCGCAAGGAAGATGCTGTTGTTTCCCTGTTTGCCAAACTGGCACCAAACGCCAGCTATGTGTGTGCCCAGCAGTATGGGCAAAAGTTGTTCTTTAGTATGGAACTGCAACCCAATTTTGCAGGCACCGGCAAAGCATACCTTGTAGGCCTTGCGGTAACAGACAGCCCCGCCAGCCTTGCCACGCAGGAAACCCGCTTTTTTACCGCCCAGCAGGGCACCAGCCCCACCTATTTTTTAAGCAGCAATTGCCCGGCCCTGCCGCCGGAACCAAATATGGATGATGCGGGCACAGAAGCAGCCGCCCGCAGTTTTATGCAGGCGCTTGGCCATGTTTTTACCAAGTATTTTACCGCCGGGGATGCCCCGGCAAAGGAAGCAGACGTGGAGAAAAAAGACGACGCAATTGTGGCGCTAACCACTGCCGTAACAGCAATGCAGACAAGCATGGGGGCACTGGTACTTTCGGCCCAAGCCCTGGAAGCCAAAGTAGAAAAATTGACGGAAGGCACCACGGATGCCGCACAACCCGGCACCACACAAGAAGGCACCACACAGGCAAACCACGCAGTAAGCCCCATGGCTGGGCTGGAAGTGCAACTGGCGGCCATTACCAACAGCATTGCGGACCTTACCCAGCGCCTTTCGGCCACCATGCCCGGCACACAGGTAAGCACCACCACCGGGCCTGCTGGCTCTGGTGAAGACATTTTGCTGTAATTGCTCTTTTCCCTGCCACACACAACTATTTGCCACACACTGAATAAGGAACGCCATGCTCAAAAAAACCCGTGAACTGTTTAACTCCATGTGCACCCGCTTGGCCCAGGGGTATTCTGTTGCCTCTGTTGCCATTGCCTTTGCCATTGAACCCACCCTTGCCCAAGCCCTGAACGACAAAATTGTGGAACAGTCCTCTTTTTTGAAGCTCATTAACATTGTGCCCGTGGAAGAAATGGAAGGGGAAGTCATTTACGGTTACGCCGCCAGCCCTGTTTCCGGGCGAACCAACACGGCCCAAAATGATAAAGAACGCAACCCCAAAAACCTGCTGGGTATGGAAGCCTACAAGTATAAACTGGCCCAAACCAACAGTGATGTAGCTATACGCTACAACGTAATTGATGCCTGGGCCAAATTCCCCGACCTTGCCCAGCGTTATGCACGCTATGTGCAGGAACGCATTGCCAACGACCGGGAACTTATTGGCTGGTATGGCCGCATGGCTGCGGAAAATACCGACATGGCAGCCAACCCCATGCTGCAAGACGTGAACAAAGGCTGGATGCAGTACATGCGGGAATACAAACCCGCCAATATCCTGGCTTCCGGGGCCACGCCGGGTAAAATCCGCATTGGGGCCGGGGGTGACTATACCTGCCTGGACGTGGCCGTGAATGACCTTGTGGCCAGTATTCCCCCTTACTTGCGGAAAAACCTTGTGGCCCTTGTGGGTACAGACCTGATTACAGCGGAAAAATCTGCCTTGTATTCTGCCATGGGGCAAACCCCCACTGAAAAAGTGTGGATTCAGTATGCCCTGAATACCCTTGGTGGCCTGCCGTGGCAAACCCCTTCCAACTTCCCCCCGCGTGGGCTTGTAGTTACCAGCCTGGATAACCTTTCCCTTTACCACCAAGACAAATCCTGGCGGCGCAAGCTGGAAGATAACGCCAAAAAAGACCAAGTGGAAGACTACCAAAGCCGGAATGAAGGCTATGTGGTGGAATGCCCGGAAAAGTTTGCGGCACTGGAACACGACAACGTGCAATTGCCAGACGGCAACGGCGGCTGGGCATAATGGGTGCCCCTTGCGGCCTTGGCCCGCTACGCCGCCAGCAGCTTGCTGCCGCCCAAGTGGTGGCGGCCATGCCTGCACCCATTGCCCCTGCCGCAGTAAGTGCGGAAGGGGTAAGCCCCACCAGCCCCATGCAAAATGCCCAGCTTAACGCCTTTTTGCACGCCAGCCTTACTACCGACTTGGCCATGCTGAAGGAACACCCCAGTATGGAACGCAAAATTACCATTAAACGGGAAACCCTGCTGCCCAAATACGCCGAATACGTGCAACGCCTGCAAGAAGCAGGCATGCAGCACGATTTAATTGGGTACTACCTTGTGTGGCTGTTTGACGCAGGGGACGTGGGCAAAGGGCTGGAACTGGCCATGTGGTGCTTAGGCCATGGCCAAAACCTGCCGGAACGTTTTAACAGCACTGTGCCGTTTTTTACAGCCAGTGCCGTGGCCACCTGGGCAGAAGCGGAACAAACCGCTGGCCGAACCGTGAACCCCTATGCCCAAATGGTGCTGGATGCCATTTCGGCCACAGAAAACCCCTGGCCCGTGCCAGATTCCGTAACTTCCCGGTTTTACCGTGTGCTTGGCCTGCAAGCCGAAACCGCCGGGAACCTGCAAGAAGCGTTTGACCTGCTGCACCGCGCCTTTGAACTGGGGGCACAGGTAAAAACAGCCTTTACACGGGTGGAAAAGGCGCTGGCAAAGCAACAGGCCGAAGCCCCATCCGCACAAACCCCATAGTTTTTGCCTTTTTTCAGTTTTCTTGTTTGGCAAGGCGTGCAGCCTTTTGGGGGGTGGGTGCTGGACTCTTCCGTCCTGCCCCGCGCCACAAAAGGCAAACAACGCCGCCAAACGGGAAAAATGGAAAAAGGGGGCTAGATACTCACCCCTCCAACCGGGGGAACAGTGTAAAAAGGCATTTTATGTGGAAAGGCCACGTAAACACCGTTTTTTTAACTGGCTCCCCCCCATTCTCCAAACTTCCGGCGGGTTTACCTCCTCCCTCCGGGAAAGGGTACAGCAATGCAACAACCACAAGGCTTTGGCGCAACAACAAGCAAAACAGTTACCGCCGTTATTCCTGGTGATGGCTGGTGGCCAGACTTGCGCCTTGCGGAGTTTGTGGAGCTGTACCGCATCCCCTACGAGTACGGGGAAGCGCTCATGGCTGACCACCTCGCGCTTGCCCGTACCCTTGTAGTGCAGCAGCTTGGCGGCTTCCGCACGCAACAGGAAGCCGCCGGGCATGCCACCCTTGCTGCCGTGCCCCTGCACGGCTTTGCCGGGGAAGCAGAACGGTTTTTTAAACGGGCCGTACACTGCTTGGCCAAGGCGTTTTTGCTGGCCCAATTTGCCACCACCGTGCGCCACACCATGGGCAAGGAGGAAGGCAAAGAACCGTTGGAAAATTACCGCCAGTTTGAAGCATGGTCCCAAAATGCCGTTTCCGTTCTGCTGGATACTACCAGCATAATGGTGGAAGCCTTATGACAAAGACCGTTCCCCCACATTATTGCCCAATGCTGTTTTTTTTCGTTTGGCTAGGCACGAGCCTTTTGGGGGGTGGGGGCTGGACTCTTCTGTCCTGCCCCGCACCACAAAAGGCAAGTAACACCGCCAAACGGAAAAAGGCAGCGTTGCCGGGGGGGGAATGCAGAAGCTAACGGACCTGTGCCAGCACATTCTGGCCATAACCGGCATTCCCCCGGAAAACCTGCACAGCTTTGCCGATTCCGGGCACCTGCGCCCCACGGGGAAAGATTTGGGCAACTACCGGGAAACCGACACCAGCCCCCCCCTGGCCCAAATTGAAATTGGGGTGTGGGAATATGACGGGGTTGTGCAGCTCAACAACTACCCCGGCAGCGGGCTTGCCCTTTCTGCCCTTATTGTAAGCTGGCTGGCTGAACATGACGACTACCGGGCAGACCTAGAGGACCCGGAAATTGATGTGGAAGACGTGGGGGACGGCACCTACAACGTAGATGTTGCCATAAATTTTATTGAACCCTTGACGGTGCGGGAATGCCCAAATGGTACGGAAGGGGCCATGCCCTACATGGGTAAGTGGTGGCGAATTATGCCCCCCACCATTACCCCGGTGGAAAAGCTGGTGGCTATGCAGCCCCAAAAGGCGGGGTAAGGTGTGGCAATTACCATAAATATGCGCTCCGCACGGCTGGAAGCGCAACTGGCAGCCCTGGGTGGCAGCATACGGGACCGCCAAGCCCATGCCCGCCGCCTTGGCGGCTATGTGCTACGGGCCAGCCGCAAAAACGTGGCAGGGCAAAAAGAAATTTCCGGGGCGGGGTTTGCCCCGCGCAAACGCACCCGCCAGCGCCAAAAAAAACGGCTTATGCTGCAAACCATTGCAAAACGCATGGCGGTTATTTCCAAAGCCTCACAAGGTGGGGGGGTAGCTGTAAGCTGGCGCAACGCTTTTGAGGGTGACATTGCCCGCCGGCACCAGCACGGGGAAGGCAAAACGTATACCGCGCAATATATGCGCGGGTTGCGCGGCACCCCAAACTATAAAGCCCCCTGCACACTAAAGCAGGCAAAGGCGCTTATCCGGGCAGGCTACAAGCACCATGCCCGCACAGCAGGGCCGGGCAGTATGCCCCGCCGGGTAACCGTGCGGGAACTGCAACGCAAATTCACCCTGGGCCGGGCTGGCCTTGTTTTGCGCATGCTGCGCACGGGGGAAGCGAAAGGCCGCCAACAGTGGGAAGACACCCCCCCTGCACGCCCGTTTTTAGGGGTTACCGGGGAACAGGCAGACGAATTTTGCACCAAGCTGGTGCAGGCCATAACCAAAGCCGCCGTGGCGGGCAAAAAATAAAGGAGTAACCATGGCATTAGGTGCCGTAAAACTGAATAACTTGAACCTGCGCCAAGGCCCACTGCGGGAAGTGGAAAACTACTTCCTGTATGTGGGGGCCGGGGCAGGCAAAAACGTGGGCAAATTGGTTGCCGTGAACACGGAAACCGACCTTGCCGCCAGTTTGGGCGCTGGCCCCCTGGCTGCCACGGTTGCCGCTGCGCGCTATAACGCCGGGCAGGAATGGAACGCCTGTGTGCTGCCCCTTGCCCCTGGGCAAACGTGGGAAGCCGGGGTGGATTTTGCCATTGAACACATTGGGGTGGAAGCCGTTATTATTACGGACCCCGTGGAAACCGTGGCAGACCTTGAACGCCAGCAGCAAAAAGCCATGCAGATTATGGCCCGCGACCTGCTGCCCATGTGGTTTGGCAGCCAAACACGGGGCATTAAACCCACGGAAACGTGGGAAGAATATGTGGAAGCTTTGCGCCCCATTACCAAAAACATTGCTGCCCCCAACGTGCTTGGGCCAACGCCCCCCTTGTGGGGGCCGGAACTGGGCACCCTTGCAGGCCGCTTGGCCAACAAAAGTGTGACCATTGCCGACAGCCCCATGCGCGTGCTTACTGGCCCGCTGGTGGGGGAATGGACCACCCGCCCCGTAGACGCAGCAGGCCGGGTGCTGGACCGCAGCATATTGCAAACGCTGGATGCTGCCCGCTTTAGCGTTCCCCAATGGTATCCCGGCTATGACGGCACGTACTGGGCAGACGGCAACGTGTTGGACGTGGAAGGGGGGGACTACCAGACTATTGAAAACCTGCGGGTGGTGCAAAAAGCCATGCGCCGGGTGTACCCCCTGGCCGTGGCACGCATTGCAGACCGGGCCTTGAACGAAACCCCTGCCAGCATTGCCAAGGCAAAGCAGTATTTTACCCGCCCCTTGCGGGAAATGGCCAAAAGCCGGCAGATACGCGGCTGGGTGTTCCCTGGGGAAATACACCCCCCCACGGAACAAAGCATAACCATTACATGGCACACCAAGTACAGTGTGGAACTCTTTATAGCAGTGCAGCCGTACAACTGCCCCAAGCAGATTACCTGCAATATACTTTTGGACCTCGAAAATTACGCTTAGGAATACTCCCTTTTTCCGTTTGGCGGCGTTGCTTCACTTTTTTTGAAACAGTCATGGACGGAAGAGTCCACTCCTGCTTCAAAAAAAGCTTGCGCCTTGCCAAACAAAAAAAATGCGCATTCCTGAAAAATAAGGAAGAAAACTATGAAACACAGCGGACAACGCATAGGCGGGCGGGATTTTGACATAACCGTGGGGGATTTAACCCTTACGGTTTCCAAGGCCACACTGGGCATTACGGACAACGTAGAAGTGGCGCACGACAAGGGCGTGCCCAATGGCTGGGTGGCTGGTTCCGTTTCTTCCGAAGGGGAAATTGAACTGACCGCCGCAGGCATGAAAATTTTGGGGGAAGCGGCCAGCAGTGCAGGCAGTTGGCGGGAATTACCTGAATTTGACATGCTATTTTTTGCAAAAACAGGCAGTGGGGAAGAACTGAAGGTGGAAGCCTTTGCTTGCAAAATGAAGGTAGACGGACTGCTGGACATTGATGCCAATGAAAATACCAAAATGCACATGACCAAGCTTAAATTTATCGTTACCAGCCCCGATTTTGTCCATATCAACGGCACCCCCTACCTTTCCAAGGCTGAAACGGAAGGGATTGTACGCCCAGGGGAATAAATCAGCGTTTCCAACAAGCCACAACCAACGCAAACGCCAACACGCATAAGGGGCTGACATGATTGACCATGATTTTATACGAAAAAAACTGGAAGCGTTTGAAGGCAAGGGCATTGCCAAGGGGTATGTGCCCTGCCGGAACGGGCAAGTAATCGGCGTTTCCGGCGTAACTATTGCCACCGGGCTTGACCTTGGGCAGCAGAACGCCACCAGTCTTGCCGCCATGGGTATACCTGCCCCCATTTGCACCAAATTTGCCCCCTATTTGGGGCTGAAAAAGGAAGCCGCCGTGCAGACGCTTGCCGCTGCACCGCTTGTGCTTACTCCGCAAGAAGTGGCCCAGGTGGATGGTTGCGTACATGCGTTTTACACCGCCAACACAGCCGCCCGGTTTGACAAAAAAGTACCCATGCGCCGTTTTGCCCAGCAAACCCCGGAAGTGCAAGCCGTGGTGGTTAGCCTAGAATACCACCTGGGGCCCGGCGGGGCGGCAAAATTTGTGGAAAAAATAGTCGTGGGGAATGTGGGTGGTGCCATTGCCATGTTGGAAGCGGAAACAGGCATTTTTGCTAACCGCCGAAGGGCAGAGGCCATGCTGTTACGAAAAGCCCTGGAAAGGGGGAACCCGTGAAAAAATATCTTATTATTGCCGCCATTTTCCTTGCCGTGGGACTGTTGTTAGCGGGTGGCAAGGCCATTGAATACGCTATTGACAAAGCCGCCAAAGCGGAAGCAGCCGCGCAACAGGCCGTGCAGGCCAACGTGGTAACAAAGCACACGCTGGAATACACCACCAACGCCACCAGCAAAATGGTGGCCGTTACAGGCAAACTGGCAGAACAGGTGCAAACACTGGCCAGCACCACAAAAAAAGGCATGACCAGCCTACAAAAGGGGTTAGCTGATGCGAAAACTATTGACCTTACTGCCGCTGTGCCTGCTGATGTTAGCACTGCTTTGTGCGTGCAGTGGGCCGAAAGCAGCGGTTACGCGGGTGGAATGGCAGGAAAAGCCGTTTCCAGCCCACTTGTTCAAAACACCACCCATGCCCTTGCCGGGCAATGCCGCGCCGCCTGGGCCAATGTGACCTGGCGGGACTTAGTGGAATACGTTGTGCCCCTTATGGAATATGGGGGGCAAACTCGCATGCAGCTTGAAGCCGGGGCCGCGTACTACGGCCCCAAGGTGGGTACACACATGGGGAAAGGACAAGAATAATGCCATTTACCAAGCTCCAAGAAATTTGCCGGGACATTTCCTTGCCGGTGTTCATTAGCCTTTTTGGGGGCAGTGTGTACCTGCTCTACAGGCGCATTACGGCCCCGGCACAGATAGCCATAAATTTGGTGCTTTCCGTTTTTATTGGCGTTTCTGTTTTTTGGGGCTTGGAATATTTCCACTTCCCGGACGGGCTGAACGCCGCAATTGTTAGCTTTGCCAGTGCGGCTGGCTACCCCGTGTTTGATGCCATACAAAAGCGCATGGTGCGTACCATCAACACGTTCCCTGGCCCTGGGGCAGCGCCACCCCAGCCGGGGGGCATGGATGAACACGGAAACTGGACAAACCATAAACCCGGTGGTGGGGGGGGCATGTAGCCTTGCCACCCCTGCAAATCACAAACATACAGGACAAACACCATGGAAAAACGCATTTCCCTTACTGCCAACGGCACTACCGTGCATTTTAACGTGAATGCAGCGGCTTACGATAAGTTTATTGATGAAATGGAACCCAGCAAAAAAGTGGGGCCTGCCAAAAACCTGCTTATGCGTACCGTTGCGGCTGAAAGCAAGGAAGCCCTGAAAACCCTGCTGGAAACACCGGGAATGGCCCTGAACCTTGTGGGGGCGCTGGTGGAAAACTATGCCCCGGATATTAACGTAACGCTGGGGGAGTAGAGGCAGCTAGGCGGGCCATTGAAAATTCCCCCCTTGCCCGCCTACACGCCTACCACAACAAGTGGTTGCCTGGGCAGCGGGCCACCCCGGCAACCCTGGGGGAAGCGCTTTTTTTGGAACAGGACCATTGGGACAGTTTTGCCGTGGCTGTTGCCAACGGAATAAATAAAGCCTTTGGCGGGTAAAATGCCCCTTTAAAAAAGGAAATAATGTGGCTACCAAGCTGGAAAAACTTGAATTTTTGATAGGCGTGAAAGACGCCGCCAGTTCCAAGCTTGGCAAGCTGCAAAAAACCTTTAGTTCCATGCGCAAACAAGCCGGGGGTGAGCTGCGCAACCTGATGGGCGGGGCCATGGCTGCCTGGGGCGGGGTTACTTCCCTAAAGCAGATAATGCAGCCGGCCATTGAAATGAAGCGTGCCCTGGGCGAAGTGGAAAGCCTGGGCGTGGCCGCTGATGGGCTGGACGAGCTGCGCAAAATGTCCACTTCCTTTGCCTTTGACTTTGGCGGGGCCGCTACCGATGTTGTACGCAGCGCCTACGACATACAAAGCGCTATTGGCGGCTTAACGGGCAAGGAACTGGCCAGTTTTACCCAAGCTGGGGGCATACTTGCAAAAGGCACCAAGGCCAACGTAGCCACCATTACAGGCTACATGGGCACCATGTATGGCGTGTTTGAAAAAGATGCCAACGCCATGGGCAAGGCCGCATGGGTGGAACAGCTTGCAGGCCGCACAGCCTACGCCGTTAAAGTGTTTAAAACCAACGGGGAACAATTTTCCGCAGCATTTACAGGCCTGGGGGCCGATGCTACCGCAGCCGGGGTAAGCGCCGCAGAACAAATGGCCGTACTTGGCCAACTGCAAACCACCATGGGGGGCGGGGAAGCGGCCACAAAGTACAAGGCGTTCCTGCGCGGGGTGGGCAATGCCCAAAAAGAACTGGGGCTGAAACTGACCGACAAAAGCGGCAACATGCTGGGCATTGTGGACATAATGGACAAAGTGCGCGGCAAGTTTGGCAACAGCATTAGCGTAAAAGAAGGGGACGTGCTGAAAAAGGCTTTCGGCAGTGATGAAGCCGTTTCCATGATAAATTTATTGTTGAACAAAACCGATGCCCTGAAAACAAATATTTCTGACATTGGGAACATTAAGGGGATGGACGGTGCCCGCACCATGGCCCGCAGTATGACAGACGTGTGGCAACGCTGGAATGCAGGAGTTAGCGTAACCACAGCCAATTTTGGCAGCAAAATGCTGCCTATGCTGGAACGCTTTACCACCGCCGGGCTGGAAAAATTAAAGGTGCTGAACGGCTGGATTGAAAAATACCCGCGCGTTGCCCGCCTTGTGGGCATGGTGCTTATTGGCCTTGCCGCCACTGCTGCCGTGCTGGGGGTAATAACCGTGCTGGCCAGTGTGTTCAGCCTTATTCTAAGTCCCTTGGGGCTTATCGCCTTCCTTGTTTTGGCTATTCCCGTTGGCATTATTCTGGCCATAACCTACTGGAAGGAATTGAAAGGTTTTTTTGCCGACACAAGCTGGGGCCAGCCCATTTTGTGGGTTATGGAAAAGTTTGAGGAACGCTGGAACATGCTGAAGGATTTGTTTACCGATTTTAAATGGACCAAGTTGTTCAAACTGGCCATTGCCGCTGCCTTAACCCCGTTAGAAGGGTTGTTACGCCTTCTTGGGGAAGGGCTTGCCTATCTCGGTGCCGGGGACATGGCGGCAAAGTTGCAAAGCTTCAGCGCCATGGAAATTGCCACCAACATTACCGGGCACACAACGCCGGGGCAGGAAAACACCGCGCCAAACGGCATGGCCATGCCCGCAGTAAATGCCCACAAGCAAGTGGACATACCCAAAGGTGGGGGCGTGCAGCAAATGCTTTCCACCCGTACAACAAGCACAGGCAAGCAAATAAATATTGCACACCAAGAGGTTTTTGTAACGCCGGAAGCTGGCGCAACCAATGAGGATTTAATGCTTACGGCTGGGGTGGCGTTTTAATGGCCACGTACACAGATATACGCATTGCGGAAGATGATTTGGCCATTAGCGCTGCCGGCACGCCGGAATATGTGCATGACGTGGCCTGCATTGCCCAGGACCTTGTGCACGCCATACGCGAAAGCGGCTTGTTGGTGGAACTTATAGGCAACCGTGACGCCGTGGCCCGGCAAAAAAACATTGTGGCCATTACCCTGCTGGCTGAACAGGATTACCGCATAATTCCCGGCACGGCCAACATTGTGGAACCGTTGCTGGGTGAATACTGGTTGTATGCGGATACGGTGTTAGGCAACCTGCAAACCCCCTTGGGCAAAGCGAATTGATAGGAACCACAATGCCGGAAACGAAAGAACAACAATTTGCGCGGGAACTGTTTTCCCGCATGCTGGCAGGGGCAGGCCTGCCCCTTACGGAAACGGGAATGCGGGAAGCGTGGCAAGCGGAAAACGCCGCCCAGGGCAACACCATTGCCAACCAAAGCCCGTATTCCCCTTTCTGGCGGCTTGTTTCTGCCATTGCCACCAAGCCCGCATTGTGGCTTGTCGAACTGCTGGTGGCCCATGTGCTGCCCAACAGTTTTTTACGCTTTGCCAGCGGCATTTATTTAGATGTGTACGCCTGGGGGGTGGACGTGCAGCGCAAGCCCGGGCAAACGGCCCTGGGGTTGCTTACGTTTACCCGCGCCAACAGCACCGGGGAACTGACTATTCCCCCCGGCACGTTTATAGAAAGCCCTGCCCTGCAAGGGGCCGTGTACCGCGTAAAAACCGTGGGGGAAACCGTTATTCCCCACGGCGCACTGGTGGCAGAAGTGCCTGTGGAAGCGGAAAAAGAAGGAGAAGCCTACAACCTTGGCCCCGGTTACTATTCCATTCTTACCAAGCCCATTCCCGGCATTATTGGGGTTGTGGGCGGGGAATACTGGCTGACCCGCGCCGGGGCTGATGCGGAAGAAGATACCCCCCTACGCCTGCGGGCACGCAACCAGTTTAAGGCCGTGGGCCAACTGCACCACGATGCCGCCTATGCTGGCTTGATTGCTAAATTTTCCGGCATTCGCATGGATTATTTGTTTTTTGAAAAAGACGGGCCACGCGGCCCTGGCACCGCAAATTGCCACATAATGGTGGAAAGTGGTGTGCCACCACAAGAAATGGTGGACGCTATAAACACCTATGTGCGCGAATCCGGCAACCACGGGCACGGGGACGATTTACAGTGCTTCCCCATAACAGAACAGCCCATTAGCCTAAACGTGGTGGTGTACCCCGTGCTTGCCGCCGGGGATGAACGCAAAAAGCAACTGTTGTTTGATGTGGAACACCGCATACGCTGCGCCTTCCGGCAAAACACCAATTACGATGTAAGCAAAACATACCCCCTTGGGCGTTTTTCCCTTTCCCGACTAGCGGATGAACTGCACAGCCAGTTGCCGGACCTGCGCAGCATTGAATTTGGCAGGCAGGGGGACATTGTAGCAACGCTTGCCCTGCCTGTGCTTGCTGAATTTACCATTGCCCTGGGCACGGGGGTGTAGCATGCAAAAGCCCGTTATACCGCCAAACCACGTGCCGGAAGTGCCGTTGCCCAAGCTATCATTCTGGATGGACGGGGCAAAAAACACCGTGCTGGCCAGGGCTGCCCAAGCCTTTTTTGGGTGGCTGGGCAAGGCGGCATTCTGGGCCGTGGAGCAATTTGACCCCATGACGTGCCCGGAAGTGCTTTTGGATATTTTGTCCTGGCAGCGCGGCATAGACCGCTACCCAGGGGAAACAGACCGCTTTTACCGCCTGCGGGTGCTATATGCCTATATAAACGGGGTGGATGCGGGCAGTATTGACGGCTGGCAGCGCATTTTTACCCGGCTGGAACTTGGCCCCGTGGGGCTGGAAGAACGGGTGCCGGGGCAAGATTGGGACGTGATTGGCATTGCAGTGGACGACACAAAAATACCAGACGTGCAAAACGTGCTGGAAATTATCATAAATGAGTACGGCCGCACGTGCAGGCGCTACCGTTTTATTTCCCGCATTCCGCAAGCCGTGCATGTGGCTGCCGGGTGTTTTTGCAACGACCACACAACGGTATACGCCAAAGCAGCCGTGGAAATAGCCCTGGGCGTGAAGCGTGCCCAAACAACGTTTGACAACCACCACGAAACTGTGGTGGCCCAACAATAGGAGCATTTTATGGGCGTAACACTGACAGCGCCGGGGCAGGCCCTTATTGCCCGTTTGCAAGCCCAGGGCCAACCCCTGATTATTGATACCTTTATGTTTGCGTATATTGACGGGCAAGACTTTACCCCGCCCCCCAGCACCACAGGGGTGGTGCCACAAGCGCAGCTGGTACACACCCAGGCCATTCCCCCGGAATTTCGGGCTTATGTAAACCCCAACCAAGTGGTGTATTCTGCCTTGTTGGGCAGCGACATTGGGGATTTTTCCTTTAACTGGCAAGGGCTTTACTGCGCGGAACACAACACGCTGGTGGCTGTTGCCACCTTCCCGGCATTGCAGAAAAAAGCCTACAACCCCAACACAAACACACCGGGCAACAACTTTACCAGAAACTTTATGCTGGAATTTTCCGGCGCACAGGAAATTACCCACATTACCGTGGAAGCCGCCGTGTGGCAGCTTGATTTTACCGTGCGCCTGAAGGGCATTGACGAACGGGAACGCCTTTCCAACCGGGACATTTACGGGCGTGCCCAGTTTTTGGCTGACGGCTGGCGCTTTACCCGGCAAGACAGCATGTATGCCTTTACCCCAGGCGTGGGCTATGTGGAAGGCATACGCGCAGCCCTGGAAGACCCCATGGTTGTTGCCCCTGCTACCCTGCCCTGTGACGTGTATTTAGACGTGTGCATGGAACCGCAAGGCAGTGATGTAGTAACGGTGGTGCAAACCCTGTTTGTGCCGGAAGGGGAAGCGCAAGCCGACTACACCACCCAGCCCCCCGTAAAAACACGGCACTATGTTGAAAAAGTGGCCCACATAAATGGGGACGGCAGCATAGAAGACACCCGCCCAAAAACACCCCGCATTGTGCCGCAAGGGGTGCTTGGAGGTGGGGGGGAATTAGTAGGGGATGTGCCCCTTACCATACAACCTGGGGAGGAAAATACTATTTTAACCACGGTAGGGGGGCAAGTAAAATGGGTGCCTGGGAAGGTGCCCTTGTCCGCCGATTTGGTTCTTTATGTTCGGGCATACGGTGATGATACAAATAGTGGGGATGATGATACGCAAACAGGCGCGGTTGCAACCATAAACCGTGCTATGGCCATTCTAGGGGAATATAACGGAATGGGCATATATTCTGCCACTATAAATATTGGTGCAGGTGTTTTTCACGAATCTATTGCGATTGGTGCACATAGTAGCATGGGGTTTACCTCCCTCGTTTTTCAAGGGAAAAATGCAGACAGTACAAAAATTACCGCCAGCAGGGATGACTTCACTATTTATGCCCTGGCGGCAATGAACGTCACTTTTAAAAATATAACAGTGGCAGGGGATACAACCATTGCTATGGTGGGGGCTTATTACTATGCGTCTTTGTCATTTATCGGTTGCCGCTTTGTAGGTCCATCTCGTATTTGTCTCCGCGCACGGTCTGCGGAAATATCATTGTATGGCAACACAAAAATTTCGGGCGCTTTCACCGAAAGTGTTTTCTCGTTGGCCTACGCCGCAGTAGCTATTTTATGGGATGCGTTCGAAGTGGCTGGTTCTGCAAAATGTTTTGTGGCAATTAGTGATTTTTCAGTATTTACAACGTGTCACACGTATCTAGCCACTTTTTCTGGGGCGTTTACGGCCACCCGTTTTGTTATGGGGCCAGCAGCGCACATATATTCCGGCGGACGGGGTGCTAATTTTTTACCCGGCAACGTTGCGGGCACGGTGCCTGCAAACCAATATTGTATTTACTCCTAAGGAGTTAGAATATGGATTTTGTAAAAGAAGCTTGGTTCTGGCAACTGCCAGACGGGCGCGTATGGTCTACCGCAGCAGCCGCATGGGTAACGGCAGAAACAGCCAATGCCTGGGCCAGGGGCCAGGGCTTAACGGAAATCCCACCCAGCCCGGTGGATGAAGCGGGGGAACGCACGGAAAAAGGGCTGTACGATGCGTTGGTTTTTTACGGCCTGCCCGTGGGGGAACTGGCACCCCCGGAACACACCGTGCAGGCACGCATGGCTGCCATAGATGCACAAATAACAGTACTGGAACTGCAAGCCCTGCGCCCCCTGCTGGCAATGGATGCAGGCATAGCAGAAATAGCAGACATGCAAAAAAAACAGGAAATAATGAACGCCATTATTGATTTACGGTGTGAACGGCAACAACTGGAAACCCTGCTAGAAACAGCAGAATAAGGCAACTCCATGGCATTTTCCCCCATTTCTTTTTCCAGCCCGCAAGGGGTGGCCCAGCTTGCCCAGGGTGTGCAGGCTGCCCTGCAACTTTTGGGGCAAACCATGCAGCAAGGGGCCGGGGCATTGCAAGAACTGCCCATTCCTTCCCCTGAAGGCGGCATGGGGGGCAGTTTTGGCAACACAGGGCAGGCACGGCAGGCAGCAACCACCGCCATGGCCACGCCTGTGCAGTTTTTTGCCCTTACGCCATTCCAGTACGGCGTGGGGGAACGCCGGGGGGAAGAAGGGTTTCTGCCCCCCACAGCAGCCCTGCAAGCCTTGGGCAGCCGCATACATGCCCCCACCACAACGGAAGCAGGGGAAGCACAGCAAGAAGACACCACCCAAAAAAAAGGGCTGGTGGCCCTGCTGTTTGCAGCCCCCACCCAAGCCGCTTTGGCCCAAGCCTTGGGGGCTTTTACCCAAGTATACCCACAGGTGGATTTGCAAAAGGCCATGCGCCGGGCTTCTGCCCTGGCCAGCCTTGAACAAACAAAATTTGTGCAGCCCCAGGGGGGGGGCTTTCCCCCTTCCGGCCTAAGTTTCCCGCAAAAGGAACCCGTGGGCCAAGCCTTGCAGCAAGGCATTGCCGCCATGCTGGGCAGGGGGGAAGCCGCCGAGGAAGCCCAAAAACACCCGGCCCAGCGCCTTGCCGAATTTGCCCAAAAACAGGCCGAAAACCTGCAAAAAACCATGCAGGGGGTGCAGCAAGTGCTGCAAAGTTTACAAGGAAGCCCAACAGGTGTGCATGGCCTTTACTTGGAAGGCACGGGGGGGGAAATTGCGCGGGAACTGGCCAAAACCAAGCCACCAGTGGACGATGCACACAAATGCAGCGCCATTGTAGGCTGGCAGGGCACGCCGGGGAGCGTCGCGTTTTATAAGCAGGGGTTTGGGTTATGAGTTACTTGCTTTTAGATAACTTCCGGGTACCGGGCTACAACCTGCGGGCCAACCTGAATTTTCAGCTTAAAGACGAAGACGCCAGCGGGGAAACTTCCGGCACGGCACGGGCCAAAAAAGGGACCAAGGGCAAAAAGCTGGAAGTGAATATTTCCTTGCGCTACATCCACAAGGACCAACTCACGCAGCTTGTGCGCGAGGCAGAGGCTACGGAAGGGGGGGACGCCAAAAAATTTGCCATAACCAACCCCACTGCCAACGCCGCGGGGTTGCGTTTGGGTACGTTTTCCGGGGCGTTGCGCGTGCAAGAGCATGATTCACTGCAACAATGGGACATTAGTTTTACGTTGCAGGAGCATATATCTGTGCCGGAAATGGCAGAAGGCCGGGAACCGGGCAAGCAGGGGCAGGCAGGGCAAAACCCCGGCAGCACCGTGGGCAGTGCCCCAGGGGGCACGGATGGGGGCGCGGAAGCCCCGCAAAAAGAACTAGGGTGGTTTGAATCAGGGTTAAAATTCCTGAACGACAAGGCCGCAGAACATGGCATAGGCGGGGAATAAATGAAACTGCAAAAACGCCTTACCGTAGCAGGGCAGGAAGTAAAACTGGTGCAGGACAACACCGTGCTGGAACTTTCCCAACCGGGCCGGGCCATTTTTCAAGTGCTTTCCCCCACAATGCTTTCCGGCACTGTGCAATTTTCCCTTGGCTGGCACTGGGATGCCCAGCTAACCCTGTTTTTTACGGGCGACATTGACCCAAAACTTTCCACCCGTGTGGATGATAAGCAAGTGCGCCTGTGCGTGCGCGAAGTCAGCGCCAAAATGCAGCACATACACCCCATGGCCTTGCGCCACCCAACCCTTAAAGAAGTGCTGGCAGAATATGCCAAGGCCGCAAAGGTACAGTTTATTGTGCCGGAAAAAGGCTATGCCACCACAAAAGTGCCCGCCTTTTATGCCGTGGGCAGCGGCACCCACGGGCTGGCCAACATGGGGGATGTGTTCCACATTCCCGATTATGTGTGGCTAACCCAAGGGGACGGCAAAATATTTGTAGGCAGCCATGCCGATTGCCGCTGGGCAAAAATAACGGGGCTGGACCTGCCAGACAATTTTTACCACAGTGCGCGGGCAGACGGCACCCGCAGCGTAACCGCCGTGCCCAGCCTGCGCCCTGGGGCCGTGCTGAATGGGGAAAGGGTACGCATGATAAAACTAACGGGGCACACCATGGAAATAAGCATATGCAACGCAGTGTAAAAGCCGCCATGCTGGCCAGCTTCCCAGAACTTGCCGGGGGGCTGCACCTGGACCACTACGCACGGGTGGTAAAGGTGGCCGATAGCCCGGAACAGGGCAGCAGTTCAGAGCGCTTCCGGCCCCGGTACGCCGTGGATATTGAAATTTTAACTCCGGACTATGAGCCAGACCCAAAATTCCCCCAATATGCCGCCGTGCCCTTGCCCGTGCCCGTGGGGGCAGGGGGGGAAAGTGGCAGTTTTGCCTTCCCTGCGCCGGGTACGTTGCTGGTGGTGGGTTTTGCCTACGGCAGGCAGGACCACCCTATTATTAGGCAAATTTACCCCATGGGGGAAAACCTGCCCAAGGTTGCCCAGGGGGAAGTGCTGTTGCAGCAAACCCCGGCTGTTTTCCAGCGGGCAGATGCCGCCGGCAACTGGCACCGGGAAACGGATGCGGCCATACAGGAAAAATCGCTTTCCCGCACCGTAAACGCCGTGGAAAGCGTGAAAAACCTTGGCAGCGAAGCCAAAACAGTGCTGGAACATAGCCTTACGGCTGTGGGTGGCAAATGCGAATTTGAAGCCGGCACATTCCTTTCCATGCTGGCCGGGCAAAGGGCCGATGTAGGCACATTGGGCAACCTCAACCTTTCAGCAGGGGGGGAAAGCACCCACAGCACAGCCAAAAAAGCCACGGAAACAGTGGGGGGGGACCACGTTTCCCGCGTAATGCAAAACCGGGAAATTACCGTGGACGGTGGCCGGGAAGAAAAGGTGGCCAAGGACCAGGGCACCGACATAAAAGGCAAAAACACCCTGGACGTGGGCAAAAGCATGGCCCTGAAGGTGGGCACCACCCTTACAGAAACCGTGGGGGGCAGCAGCAAAGAAAGCGTGGGGGGAAACAAGAATATTGATGCCGCCAACATTAACCTGCACGCCAAGGGAAAATTGAAGTGCTGGAGCGGGGAAGATGAAGAAAGCGGCATTTCCCTGTACCAGGAACTTTTGTGGGCGCTGGACGATATAAAATTAGCCCTGGACTATATAAAAGGGGCACTTGATGTGCTGGCCACCCATAACCACCCCAACGTGGGGGTTATCATCCAAGGCCAAGCCGTGCAAAGCAATGCCAACAGCAGCCAGGCACACGCCAACGACCTTGCCCGCCACCGGGACATTATGGCCGACATTACCGACTGACAAAACGCAAAAAAAAAACAGCAAAACCGCCATGGGCAAGCCGCCTTTGGCGGTTTTATGCGTTGTGGGAGAGGGGGAGAATTTTTTTCATTTTTTGGTGGAATAATTGTTGACAATATGTGACCATTGGTCATATATTGTATTCACGCGAGGCGAACAACACACACAAAAAACATAAGGGGCACGGACATGGGCACAGCAGGAACAGTAATCGAGCAACTGGGCGGGAATAAATTTGTGGCAATGACAGGTGCCAAGAATTTTATGGGGTTGTCCAGTGGCTTGCAGTTCGACCTGCCAAAAAGTGCGCATTATGTCAAAAATGGCATTAACAGGGTGCATGTAGTGCTGACCACCATGGATGAATACACAGTAACTTTCTATAAAATAAGCAAAAGGGGACTGGAGTGCAAAACCATAGCAGAAGTAAAACACGTTTACTCTGACCAGCTTTGCACCGTGTTCACCGCTGGAACGGGACTTGAAACAAGGCTGTAAGCGCCAAAGGCAGCAAGGGGGGAGGAACCTCCCCCCCCACAAAATAACGGGAAAGTTTATTTTATAGCTTGATGATATGTGACCAACGGACTATATTCTAAACATACAAGGCGGGGCATGGGGCAACGCCGAGAAACAGGGGGGAAGACAATGAGAGATTACACTACACAGACAGATGGGACAGGCATGGTAACGGTAAAATGGGGAGAGGAACAAGAAACGTATGTTCCGCACAACGGTGTTCTTTCCATTTTTGTATCGTATAATGGGCACACAGGCACCATAGCCGAGCCTGTAACCACCGCTTTGGAACAGATTCCAGCAGGAAAAAACGCAGAAGAACAAAGGGCAATGCACATACCCTGCACAAAAGAAACAATAGAAGGTTTGGTAATCAAGCAAATGGATTTGGCTATAGCCAGGGGCAAAGAGGTGGAAGCAGAAACGGGTACCCCTTGGGGTGAATGGTTAAATATTTATCGGTTACAGTAAGCAGTCGGCGCAAAAGGCAAGGAGAAATATAATGCCTGCAACAATTACGATGGACGAAACAAACACTTTTGAAATTATGAGCGACAGCCAAGGCGAAGCCCTTGCAATACTGGTAGATAATGGCCTTGTGAAGTGTGAACGGTGTGACGATGCGGCAACCCACGTAATTGCCAATGGAGATATGGCAGGAATTGTGGTGCTTTGTGACGTGTGTTTTACTGAAAGCCAAGAAAATAACGAAGAATAGAGCAAAATGACCACACCAGCACCAAAAACAGCAGGCAGGCCACTTACCGTGCCCACCGGGGACAATCCCATGGCCCAGTTCATGCGGGACTACAACCAAAAATACAAAACCCTGCTGCCCATTGCTACCATTGCCGCCAAAATGAATACCACCCCCCGCACTGTAATGCGTTGGCGTGACGGGGAACGCTCCATGATGGGTATTGCATTGGGGTCACTGGCAAAGCTGCGCAAGGAATACGGGATGGAATAA